ACAGGAGATATAACAGGTGTTACAGCTGGCACTCTTTTAGACGGAGGTGGAACGAGTGGTAGTGTTACTCTTAATGTTGACTTAAGTGAGTTGAGTACATCTACTACTAATGGTGATGGTGACTTTTTTGTAGTAGTTGATAGTAGTAATGCTCAGAGAAAACTTACTAAAGGATGTATAGCTATTAGTGAATTTAGTAATAATGCTGGTTATACTACTTGTACTGGTGATATAACAAATGTTAGTGCTGGTTCTCTTTTAGATGGTGGGGGATCAAGTGGTAGTGTTACACTTAATGTTGATCTATCAGAATTAACTGATATGACCCAATCATGGGCTACGGGTTCAGATGAATTTGTTGTACTAGATAGTGGTTCTCAGAAAAGAAAATTATCTTGCGAGATCTTTGGTAGTAATGCATTTAATTCAACAACAATACCTACTAATAATAACCAACTTACCAATGGTAATGGTTATACCACATGTACTGGTACAACTACAAATAGTAACACACAAACGTTTACTAATAAGAGTGGTTGCATAAGTCAGTGGACTAACAATTGTAGTTACATAAAAGCGTGTGATAGCATAACAGGTAATGCAGCAACAGCTACAAATTCAACTTGCGCAGGTGGGTTAGCTGTACATACAGGTAGAAACAACGAAGCAAACAAAGTTGTAAGATCAAATAGTGTTGGCTATGTAGATTTTGGCTGGATAAACACAACTTCTGGTGATAATGGAAACGGAGCTATAAGTAGAATATACGCCTCGTCAGACTCTTATATTCGATACTACACTCCTGCTTGTTTCGGAGCGCAGATTGGCTCACATATTAATTATAACTGCTTGACCAGTAAGCCTACTATACCTACTAATAACAATCAGTTAACTAATGGTAATGGTTATACAACTTGTACAGGAACTACTACTCCTTCCAACTCGCAGACCTTTACGAACAAAGGCGGTTGCATAAGTCAGTGGACTAACAACAGCGGGTATACAACTTGCACGGGTACAGGTGTCGGTAATATAACATGTATTTCAACTGCATCTGGCCTAGATGGCGCTGGAAGTAGTGGTACAGTTACAATAAGCTTAGACCTATCAGAGCTTACTGATATGACAGCTTCTGTTGCTCCTGGATCAGATGAGCTTATTCTACTTGATAGTGGTGCAGAGAGAAGAAAGCTTTTCTGCGAAATATTTGGTAGTAATGCTTATAATAGTACTACTATTCCTACTAATAATAATCAGTTAACTAACGGTAATGGTTATACAACATGTACAGGAACAACTACAAATAGTAACACACAGACGTTTACTAATAAGAGTGGTTGCATAAGTCAGTGGACTAACAACAGCGGGTATACAACCTGTACCGGTGATATTACTAATGTTAGTGTTGGAACTGGTTTAGATGGTGGAGGAGCTAGTGGTAGTGTTACTATTTGTTTAGACCTAACCGAAGTTACAATGGGCACCGGGTTAGATTCATCTACAACTGGGTTGTCATTAGATTTATCAGAGTTTACTGATATGACTGGTAGTATTTGTACATCACAAGATGAGATAATTCTTCTTGATAACGGTGCAGAAAGAAGAAAGATGTTCTGTGAGATCTTTGGTAGTAATGCTTATAATAGTACTACTATTCCTACTAATAATAACCAACTTACCAATGGTAATGGTTATACAACATGTACAGGAACAACTACAAATAGTAACTCTCAAACGTTTACTAACAAAGGTGGTTGCATAAGTCAGTGGACTAACAACAGCGGGTATACTACTTGTACTGGTACAACTACAAATAGTAACACACAGACGTTTACTAATAAGAGTGGTTGCATATCACAATGGACTAACAACAGTGGTTATACGACTTGTACTGGTGATATAACAGGTGTTACAGCTGGTACTTTACTTGACGGAGGAGGTAGCTCAGGCAGCGTAACTCTTAATGTAGATTTAAGTGAGTTAACAGACATGACAGCTGGTTGGAGTAATACAGCTGATGAATTTGTTGTACTAGATAGTGGCTCTCAAAGAAGAAAATTATCTTGCGAGATATTTGGTAGTAATGCATTTAACTCAACTACTATTCCTACTAATAATAACCAACTTACCAATGGTAATGGCTATACAACATGCACAGGAACAACCACAAATAGTAACTCGCAAACGTTTACAAACAAAGGCGGTAATATATCTCAATGGACAAACAATAGTGGATATACTACTTGTACTGGTGATATAACAGGTGTTACTGCAGGCGACGGTATATCTGGAGGAGGAACTTCTGGTGGTGTATCAGTTGCGGTTGATAGTACGGTTATAAGAACAACAGGAAATCAATCGTTAGGTGGTACAAAGACCTTCACTAGTGGAGCCCTCTTTAGCGATAGTGTTTGTGCTGAATTTGGAAACAGCTCAGATTTAGTTTTATATCATAATGGTACTTCATCGTTTATAGATAATGATAAGAACCACCTTTGCATTAGAAATAATGTTGATGGTGATGACGGTGGTAACATCTATATAATGCCACATGATAATGAAACTGGAATTGTTATTCATGATGATAGTGCTGTTTGTCTTTATAGTGATAACGCTGTAAAGTTATGTACACAAAGTTACGGAGCAAAGACTCAAGGAACACATTGCTCGTCATATGATATGAAAGCACCTATTGGTTGCTTCTGTACTATGGGTGTAGGAGGACAGAGTAGATCAAGTACTTACGGTATTATAGTTGGTAACTGCGGAAGTTGCTGTGGAGGTGGTTCAGCAAAATTCTGCGGTGCCGTTCAGGTATGTGGTTCGTTCTCTAAATCCTCTGGTTGTTTTGATATTGTTCACCCATTACCTTCATTATCTGCAACTAAGCGATTGTCACATTCATTCGTAGAATCACCACAAGCAGATAACATATATAGTGGTGTTGTTGACTTAACTGCAGGTAAGGCTACAGTTAACATAGATGAAATACATGGTATGACGAGTGGTACTTTAACTGCTCTCAATAGATGCTTTAGAACGTTTACTACTAATGAAACAAACTGGGATCCTGTCAGAGGTTCAGTAACAGGTAATACATTAACTGTAGAAAGCTGTGTAGCAGATTCTACGGCAACAGTTTCATGGATGGTATTAGGAGAAAGACATGATCCACATATGAGGGAAATTCCAACCACTGACAATGAAGGAAGAGCCAGAGTTGAATATACTCCTCCAGCAGATATATATAGCGACGGTGATTGGGAAGAGTTGTAGTATATAAATTATGGCGTTGTTAGCAGATAAAAGAATATTGTTTATTCACATACCTAAAACAGCTGGTACATATTTAAGAAAAAATTTAAAGGAGAGTTTTGAAACAGAATGGGATCGAGAAACTGAACCTAAACACGTGCCTCTAGTTGACTTATACAAAAGATGTAAGGATGAAGATATTGATACAAGTAAATTGTATACTATTTCATTAGTAAGAAATCCGTGGTCAAAGCTATATTCAACATGGAAATTTTTTGGTCAACTCCAGTATAAAGAATATTTTTCTGGTGATATAGATATCGATAAAGATTTTAATAAATGGATAAAATGGTCCTATTCGGATGATTATGACCGTAATAGAATACGTAAGGGATTAAATCTTTGGCGTTATGTATTTAATAACCAACTAAATTGGTTTAAGTCTGCTGATAATGAAGATTATAAAGTAGATAGAATACTTAAAATGGAAGAGTTAGATGATGAAATAGTACCACTAGCTCGCGAGCTAGGTATGAAAAGAGTATTTAAGGGTCGTGAGAACGCTCAGCGATATGATGCACCATATACCCAAGTTTATAATCAAGAATCTATTGATTTAGTCGCAAAATATTTTGCAGAAGATATATCAAAGTTTAGCTATCAGCTATAAACATAAAAAGAACATTCAAAGGTTACTAGCCCATGAATGCTCTTTGGAGAATGAGGGAGACGCTTAGTTTATATATTAAATATAACCTAACGTCAATAACCTAGCACGTTCAGGAGTCCATAGTCCATCGAACGATGTAATCTCTTTAATAACAGCGTTATCTGCTATAAGATTTGTATAATGTGTTTCGGTGGTTCCAGTCACTGTAACTCTTACTGCTTTTCCATTTGACTTTCTAATAATAGCAATATCTAAAGTACCAGCATCATGATCAGCTTTCGCTCTAAAATCTAAACGATTTATACCTAGAATAGTGCCGAGAGCAGTCGCCGATACGGTATCATTAGTATTTGCATTCGACCCGGTAAAGGTCGGCCACTGATTCCACACTACATAATAATCTGTATCAGTATCAGATGTGTCACCGGATATACCGATACCATAACCACTGCCATCAACATAATGCGATTCCCCTCGTTTCATTCCTTGACCGTCGCGAGCGCCGGAGATGCCAGATGCTAAATCAATATTTTCAAATCTTAATGCGTTACTCATACAATTATTTATGGACTTTTGTTAACTTATTACTAAATATACCCCCTTAAACTAAAAAAAAACAGCAGAGCTTTCGCTCTGCTGTTTAGTGATTTGTCTCTCGACTGCTGCTTCAACCAGCGACGTACAACTATTAGAAGTACACCGACGTTGAGCCAGGCGTAAACTTAGCGCCAAGTCCCTGAACAATAATGACATGGTAGTAGAGATCTGCTCCGAAGATGTTGTCAACAACACCATAACGAGTAAGCAATCCAACACGTGGAGCGAAGTCGTTAGGACCAATAGTTCTCTGTACCATGACAGGAATGTAAGGACAATAAATGATACCAGTATCGTAGAACTCTGGACCCTTGTAACCAAGGAGAGCATACTCAATAGAAGTACCAGAAGCAGTGTTATTATCATATTCTCTAGCGTTAGCCTGAGAGTAAATCTCACCATTCTGTACTTCAGTACGGGTATCACGGTAAACGCTGAATCTTCCTCCGAGTGAACCAACCTTAGCAATGCCAACAGGCTGTGTATTCACGTCACCCTGTACAGGTACCCACTGGAATTCAGGGAGCATCTCAAGAATGGCGCAAACACGAGGAGTAGCAACAACAAAGTTAGCTGCTCCACGTCTGTTACGTACTGCAATACGATTGGCTTCGATGATAAGACGTTGATAGAAGTCCCTATTACGCTCGACCATCCAACGACCATCTGCAGATGCAGGTGACCATACGGAGATACCTTTTCCAAATCCACTACCGAGAGCTGCTTGAATCATTCTCATGAGCATTTCACGGTCGATCTCAGCTTGAATCTCGTATGACATAGCATTCGTGATCTCAGCATCAATATCGATTCCGTTCATGTTCTTAAGGTCTTGCTCAAGTTCGACGGACCAGCGTGCGCCAAGGCGGCGTGTGCCGGCCTCAACAGCGGTCTTCTCGAACTTAACCTCAACCTGAGGAATGTTTCCAGTAATCTCAAAAGCGGAAAGGACTTGCGCAACACCTCTGTCCTGATTAGCAAAGCTCCAGTAATCACTATTACCACTTAAATCGTGGGAAGAGGTACCGGTAAACCTTGTATCAAGAAGTTGGTATCCTAGCTCATCTTGCGGAGTGGTTGCGTCATATCTGTTATGAGATATGCCGGATCCACCTCCACCAAGGGCAGAATTGCCATCAGTTCCATTACCGAGGTCCTGGGACTGATAAGCGTAGCGAAGAGCAAATGCAAGTCCAACAGGACCTGACATTGGCTGAACACCTACGATTTCATTGGTGATAAGCTCGGGGAACGTACGACGAATCATTGGAATAAGCACTTTAGGAAGACGGTTATCACCGGTAGCGTATCTATCACCAGAAGTATCGTTTCCAGTAGATGGATCGTATACGTTATGGTTAGTTACTCCACCACCAAGGGCTCCACCGTTACCGGCGGTATTGGCTTCCTCGATACACCACTTCTCTTGGTTCTCAAGAAGAATGGCGGTATTAAGGCGGGTGTGATCGTCTTCAATGGGTGCAACACTATCAGAAGAGTATTCAAGAACAGGTGCCCACTTCTCAAGAAGTGTATCTGCTCTATCTCTATCAATAAATGATTGTGGTTTATTCATTAGACGTTTCCTTTCATTTTACCTCATGGGATCTAGTCCCAAGTTACTCAGGTGACAAGCACCTCATCGTTCAGGGGGGAAATTATTTATGTGACCTTTTTAATTCCTGTAAATAGGGGTTAGTAGGGGTCTTTTTCTTCTCCTCCGAGATCTGTTGTACTGGGGCATCAGCTTTAACTTTACGCTGTTTATATGCTTCCTCTTTAAGTACTGAAAGTCTTTCATTTTCTTTCTTGTCGAATAACTTAGCTGTATATTCGAAATTTTCTTCAATAAACTTTGGTGACTTATCAGCTAAGATCTTAGAAAGATACTCTTTCTTCTTACCAGATAAACCAGTAGTTTTATTTTCAAGAAGTAATGAAGCAGTTTGTTTGTTGTAGGCTTCTTTAAGAAGTCCATTCTCCTTTTCAAGCTTTGTTACTTTATCAGCTAATCCATCAATTTGTGTCTTACCATCCAAGACAGCTTCTTTTACCGACTCACTCATTAATGTAGAATCAACAGCAAGTACCTTTCTTAAATTACCTAATACTTCTCTAGCAGTTCTATTCTTAGTAGCTTCTTCAATTGCTTCAGTAGGTACCGACTCTTCAATATATTCGTCAAGATAATCAGAAATACTCTCTACTAAAGTAGTTTTAAATTGATCAGCATTACCGTTAAGCTCTTTTTCATACCTTTTAACTACTTGAACAAGTTTATTAGCATTATTATGATCTACTGCTTCAACCACTCTATTTAATTTATCAGTATGATCTTTATCAATTGCACTTACTAACTCTTCAAGCTTCTCAGCATATAGCTCGTCTTGATTAGTCAGCGCAGCTTCTACTGATAATTGAATTTTTTCTTCAATGGCAGTTTCAATTTCCTTAACTGAATCTTCAGTTAGTACTTCTTCTGCCTGCTCGGGTAATGATTTATCGTTTTTCATATTTAAAAGAGTGGTTTGTCTGTAGCTTTATTGATTTTCTTTTCTAATTTGTCCTCAATTACGCTCTTTAAATATTTATGTGCTTGAGCATAATTTTTACTAGAAATCTCCTGGATAAACTTAGTAATTTTATTCTTAACATTAGCCATATTAGTATTTATTATAAAGATTTAATAAAGCTAAGAATTCTTGTGCGTAAAAACGAATCTACCTCTTTTTTTGGTAGTCTCTGTATAGATTTCTCGAAATTCTCATAAACTTCTTCAAATCTATTGTCTCCAGTTACAACCCATTGCTTGGATTCAAGTATACCATCTACAAAAGCACTTGGATATGACGGGTCAGCTACACAATCAATAGCTACTAATTTTAAATTTTTAACTGTGCTGTGATCAGAACCTTCTTCTAAAGTACCTAACGCTCGAGAAGACATACCTACTTTTACCCCATCGTTAATAAGAGCTCTAACTACTTGACCACATGGAGTTGAAAGTACTTTAGATTTACCGTAAAATACATTACCATCTTGCGTTAGTTCTGTAACCATATGACACGCTCTTTCAAGATCTACATCTGCTGTAGTAGGGTGATTAAGCTCGCCCATTGCTCTACCCGGTTGAACCATCTCTTTAATGTATCGGTCTGTCTCTCTCTTAAGTTCGTCTAAAGGATATAATCTATTGTTGCGATTTACACCTTCCGCCATCATATAAGGTCCTTTAATAAAAAGACTTGACTCAGCATTTCTATCTGCTTGTTCCTCAATGTATTCGAACTCATCGCTCACATCAGGTTTTTCTACAACTAAGTTAAGTTTCAACGCCATAATATTATTTATTCATCTTTTTAAAATAAGCTCTTTTTCTGTTAAAATAATAAATTGATACCCTCTTTTTTTACTATATTCACGAGCTGCCTTCCATTTAGCTTGGTTAGTTACAAATGTCTTTTGTTCATAAAGTAGGTGTTTGCGGTTACGATACTTAGTCTTCGGTGGTTTAGTTTCTCTGGAGTGTTTTATTTCAACAAGATACTTAGTTAATTTCTTACCCTCAAATATTTCTATATAATTATCTACATAGTATCTATGTCCTTTATTATCTAAAGGACTATAATACGGAACTATTACATTTTCACTTCCCCATTTAACTACATTTTTATTATCATCGCAAAATCTAAAGAACTTTAGTTCCAATCCTGAACGGTATATAGCCTTACTACCTATAAACTTATTAATATTTTTCGGTACGAATATACCTTGCCTCCACTTTTTCATTACCCTACAAAGAACATTGTTGGATCTGAATCACCTAGTCCAGGTGATGCTCCTTCCATAAGCTTCTGCTCAAGCTCAGTTTTTTTCTGCTGACCTTCTTGTAATAGATCGTAGTTAAGAGCACCGCCACCTAGTAAACTAACTGATCCGAACTTACCTCTAACTCTTCCTATAGTAATCATTGATAAAGCTAATGAGTATTCGTAAATCCATTGCTCCATTATAACACTTCTAATTGGCTTTTCAATATAACAAGATACAACTCCAAAAAATCTATCACTTCCAGGTTGAGGATACATTGTCATATATTGTGTCCTTGGATTAAATGACACGTCTCTTCTGATGGCTAACATCTTTTCTCTTGTATCTATCCATTCCTTTAAAGTATACCATGAAACTAGATCAAATCCATAATTACCCATAGCGTAGCTGAAATATGTTTGCTGTGCAAGAGTTTGCTCTAAAGTAAATAATGTATTAATACCTGTGGTAGAACCTTCTTCAAAATCAACTACATCAACTACTTTTCTATAATCCATTATATCATAATCAAAAACATTTTGATAGCTAACAGCATCAGACGCTACACCTTCTTGTGTTAATGTGTGTCTTTTTGTTTGTGTAAATAATCCAGTTAAAGTTTGACCAAAGCTGGTTACACTTCCAGGTGAACTTAAAGAGGTAATAGTAGTTACTAACGAGGTATCAAATAGTTCGAATTTTTTAATTCCATCACGTCCTCCTGATAAAGGAGTAAAGGTACCTGAAAGAGATCCTGATAATACAGCAGTGTTTCCTGTGTAAACAGGATATTTTGTTTCTAGAAAATTACCGGATAAGATAGAAGATGTGCTAACGTATACAGATTCAGGAGTAGATCCTATAAATTCAGGTCCAGGTCCTAAAGGATTAGTACTTGCTACTTTTTTAGCATTACTATCTAAATTAGTATTAGCCAACGTATAAAGTAAATCTAGTCTTATACCTTTATTCCTTTCATACATATTCGAGTCAAATATTAAAAACTCTCTAGTAAATCCCGCATACTTAGTAAAATATTCAACAGCTATTTGTATATTTTCTCTTAGTTGATCAGTATGAATTTCTAAACTAACTAAAGGATAACCTAATGACCTTTTAATTCTATCTCCTAATCTATCGTAAGTTTCGATTTTAGAATTAAGATTAGTAGATAAAAACGCTGAAAGAGGCTGAATAGTACATGCAAGTGCCATAAAATTATTTATTCAAGCATAAATAATAATATGCCAGAAGCGCCAACAACTAACGGAAGAAGTAATCAATATTTTAACAGAAACGAATGCAGATCTTTTAACATAAGAGTTTCGACATCTATGGTTCGTTTATCAGGTAGAGACTCAGGTGCGCCAGGAACAGCAACAGGTCACGGTCAAGAATGCTCAGAAGTTTATATAGTAAATAAATCTGGTGGAGCAATTACCCTTTTTGATAGATCAGATGCTTGGGGTGATGCCGAAGCCATAAACATAAGTAGAGGATTTTTACTTGATGATAATGATAGTATCACTCTTAGAGGTTTAACTAATGTTAATCAAGTATCTGCTAAAGGCGCAGGTGCCGGTACTATCTATTATAGAACCCAATTCTTTAGCTCAAATCCTATTAGGTAACTAAACCTCAGCTGCAGGTTCGTCAGTTTCAGGTGCTGCTTCCGTATCAACAGGAACGTCAGCACCTGTATCTGCGGGACCTCCTCCAAACTCAGGTATACCGCCTGCATCTCCGCCAGCTACTCCGCCGCCTTCACCACCTACCGCAGCTTCACCGCCAGCTAACTCACCAACAACAGCTTGCTCTTTCCAGCTAGGACCTGCCGCTTGAATTTGTGATAACTCCCATTGTAGTTCAGCATCTTTTCTAAGAAACTCTCTATTAGCAAGAATATCTTTATCTTTCCATCCAAGATATTTCTTTTGTGCGTAGGTAGCAGATACAAATTCAGAAGACGCTAAATTGTTAAAGTTACCAGCTTTTAGTTCAAGTCTTTGATTTTCTCTTAACTCGTAAAAATTAGTCGGTACGTTAAATTCAATCTCAATATTTTGTTCTGAGAGATCAAATTTCTTAAATATACCCATTAGAGTTAAATGAGTAATAAACCCTTTCTTTAGTCCAGCTGCAAATCTTTGCTGCTGTCTCATTACGAATCTAGCAAACTTAAGTTCTTCTCTTAATATAGTTGAACCATCTGCCGAAGCTTGATCGTTAGGATCTAGTCTAGTAGAAGGTACTTTAAGAGCTCTGTATAGCTTCTTAATAAAGTACATTAGATCTGAAAGCTCACCTAAATTTTGACCTCCAGCTAACTGACTTACTGAAGTACCTTCTGAACCTTGTCTTTTTGCAAACCAGAACGCATCCAACATTGATTGAGGGTTAAATTTCTTAACTACATTATCTTGATCGAGATCAAAAGTCTTCTTTGACCAATAATTTTGAATAAGTTTCTTTAAATAAGCTTCTGCCTTAGGTGGAGCCATATTACCTACATCGACGTTAAATACTAAACGTTCCGGGGCTCTTACCAATCTATAAATTACGATCGCGTCCTCAATTAAAGAAAGCTGTCTATATGGACGTCTAGCATTTTCTAAAAATGGTATGCAAAAGTTTTTCGTTTCGTTATAAACACCAGAATTAATATAAGTAATCTGGCTTTGATCCATAGGTATAAACTCTACCTTTTCAATTTTTTTAGGATTCTCAGGACTAAAAATTGGCTTTCTATAAATATACCCTTTAATAAGCATATTTTGTATATTATTATATACTGGATCTATAACTTCAGCTGGTAAATTTATTACCCCTAGAATACCATCTTCAACAAAACCTTCATGAATAATTTGCTCAAAGAATAATTCACCCTCAACTAAAAGCTGTCTAAA